CCACCATTCCATCACATCACTATCCCCCATCAGGGGCTTCATGATCACGTTGTAGTTGGTCTTGTCCTCGACCGTACCCTCGAAAACTTGCCGTTAATGCTTGCATAAAATTTCATAATGTCCCCCTTTTCAATCTTAAGTATACAATGGGGTGCGGGATAAATCCAGCACTTCCTCAAATATTTGAATAATCATACTCCTCTTTCTTTTCGACCGGCGTTTCTTCGTCCGGGAAGATCGTCTCGTAGAAGTCGCCCAGTTGCCGCTTATATTTCCGCAACAGCTTTCTTCCGAGGGCCGCTTGCCGAGGGGTCAATTTGGCGCAAAGGGAAAGGACATGCCCTATCTTGGTATCAAGGGAATTGAACCCCACCATGTTCCTGGCTTTCGCGTAGTCACGGTCGTCACCCGCTAAGATCTTGAGCCCGGCGTGAACCTGTTCAATGAGGCTGGCAGTCATTTTTGCTGCAGCTTCAGCAATCTGTTTTCTGCTTGTGTTGTGCGTTGCCGCCGTCTCGCGGATAGGAACAGCCGGATCAAATTCCATCACCTTATCCAGCGCCGCCTCGATCACCCGCTGCTTTTCAATAATCGTCCGCGCCATGTTCACGTCTATGCTTTCTCGGAGCACGAGGTGATAGACATTCACGCAGTCCTTTTGCCCGATACGGTGCGCCCGGTCCTCTGCTTGCGTCACGTTCCCGGGCACCCAGTCAAGCTCAACAAAATAAACATGGCTTGCCGCCGTGAGAGTAATTCCGACCCCTCCGGCCATGATTGAAACAAGCGCAATGCGACAAACAGGGTCCGACTGGAACCGGTCGATTGCAAGCTGCCGGTCGTTCTGCGAGACCTCCCCGGAAATAGTCATTGATTCAAGCTGCCACTTGTTTGCTAAGGCATGCCCTACGTCCTTATGATGATAAAAGATAATTACCTTTTGAGCAACCTCCAGTTGCTCCTCGATATACTTAATTGCATAGGGAACTTTCGCCATTGCGGTATCATGCCGAACCTTGCTCATTTCTTCAAAGAGAAACTTGTTTTTCTGCCCGAGGGCTTCAATCGCCGAACGGTACTCGTCGTCATTTTCGCTTGCCTTCGCCAACTCCGCCGCAGCCGCAAGCTCCATTGTTTTCTCGTTGTCCATCTTGACCGTTTCGTACTCTTTTTCATGCTTAATGGCAGCACGAACGGCCATATCGTTGTCGTCATATTCGAGTTCGATCACCTGCCTGATTTTCGGGGGAAGCTCAGTTAGCACTTCGCTCTTGAGGCGCCGAATCATAATCGTCTCGCGTAGCTTTATCTGAAGTTCCTGCAAATCCTTTTCCGACCCACTTCCCCGCATATCCATGCCGAATCTTCCACGGGCCGCACCGCAGTATCGCTTGTGATAAAACCAGAACGTCCTGGCGTTCCAATGTTCGGGGTCCACTGCGGAGATAATCGGCCAAAGCTCGGCCGGGCGATTAACAATAGGGGTGCCTGTCATAAACAAACGAAACTTTGCGTCTATTTTTCTAAATTCTCTATCATTGTGTTTTCCTCCCATTATTGACAAATAGCGTAAAGTTTTTGGGTTTTTCAAATAATGCACTTCGTCAATTATGAGTAGGTCCCAGTCTATTTCAGCAAGTATGCTATTTGTTTTTGAGACTGTCTCGTAGTTCGTGACGACAATGGGATACCCAGAATCAGGGGTAGGAACGTATTTCGTATCGGCAATTCCCACGTTCTCCCGGCGCACAAGCCAGCGGTTGAGCTCCCGCTGCCAGTTCAATTTGAGAGTTGCCGGGCATATTACCAGAACCTTTTTAATGCTTTCATCGACGTTAATCAACCCGATTGCCTGAATTGTTTTCCCGAGGCCCATATCATCGGCGAGAAGGGTGCTTTTTCTAACGCTCATGTACTCGATTCCAGCTTTTTGAAACGGAAAATAATCATACCCTTCCGGATGAGGAAAATCCGCATATCCCACTGATTGCCTGGAGCCAACAAGACTTTTGAATAGACGTTCCTTCCGGGCCTTTAAGTCTTCTACCCAGTCAAGGCCCAGCGGTGCAAAGTCGGCGAGTTTCGCGGCTTTGTCACGGTCGGCAGTGTACCAGAGCTTTTTTCCTTTCCATTCTCCGCTTACCTTCCGGCCATGGAAAGAAAAGCCGGCCGACCTTGGCTGTTCGTTTGCAGGGTCCCCGTAGCTACTGGTGCAATAAAAGACTTCTTCCCCGTCTTTTATCCATGGAGCCCATTCTGCATTCGGTCCGCTGGTTGTCCGGTGAAGATTCATTTCGCGACCTTGTAATAGGTAGGGTGCTGATAGACCAGCACGTAGGGGCCGTTGTCGTACTTGCGCTCGATCTTCACGATGCAATCATCAAGGATTGACTCGCCTCCATGGGATCGAGTGGTTTTTATCAGGAGAGGAATCTTTATCGAGCCAGTTGACCGACCAATATACCCGGCAGTATTAAGAACGTCTCCCCAGTCGCGCCCGGTAGATACGTCTCCCCACTGGAAACGAAGGCGGATGTTTCTGTCATTTCTCGCCTCCTCGATAATCTGAATGATGTTGTCCGGGGTTTTTTCCTTGTAGGCTGTTCCATTGACAATCTTGTACGAAACTTCCCGAACAACTCCGTCACCACCTACGATTTTCTCTTTTGAAATACTCATATCTTCCCCTTCAAGAATAAGAGAGACGGCATTGCCTCTCCCTTTAATTCTACACTCAAGTGCGGGATAAATCCAGCACTTTCTACAATTTCTTTTTTGCCTTAAGTTTCTTCAGTTTTGCACGATATTCTTCGAGCTTCACGGAGAACCATATAGGTGTAAGTTTTGTCCCGCGCATGGACCCGAGTTGCATCAGGAGGTCTGCCGTTCCCTTCCCGTGCTTTCTGTCTATCGCGAGACCATGAGCATACTGCTCCCCGGAGCGGTATCTATTACAAAAAGAACATTGAGCATTGACGTTCCTTTCGTCAAAACGAATTGCCAGTTTGTCCCGCGAAACAAAATGTCCCGCATCCCCGGCATTCCAAAGAAATGATCGTCCGCATGTAATACACCGGCATATCCCGGCTCCATCGGAATCGCGCAGCCGAATGTATTCAGAAAAAATCCGGTCCAGGCGCCGCTTCAGAACGGCAGCCGAGGCCCGGACGGCTCCGGAGCGTGTCCGCGGCCCAGTAGCTTCGGTCTCAGCCGTTTTCTTCGCCTGAGGTCTCCAGCCCCATTTTCGCTTGGGAAATTGAAACCCAAGACTCATTTAATAATCCTCGATAGAGTATGATACGCCGGAGGGTTTGTTTTCTTGCTGCTGAAACTGTTTTTCAAGAACGACAATTGCTTCCTCTATTTTTTTCTTCTGAGTGCATTCGTTCGCGTATCCAGAGAGAATCTTCTTCTGGTGAGCAATCTTTTGAGGGAGCAACATTTGCCCATAAGCGGCTACTTGCAGACGATATTCGTTTTCTGCTTTTGAGACCTCTTGGCGAAATGAATCTTTCCTTTTTTTGTTCATAAAGCCTTTCAGATAAGGACCTTTCGGCGCTAAGCGTCAATACTCGTTCTGCCAAGCCTCGGAAGATTCTGGCTCAGCCTTGTTCTTAAAGTTCATCGTTGACATATCAGCGGTTACTTCCCTATACCCTGTTCTTCCATTTTTATTTTTTGCAATTATGGTGGCACAAATATTTTTCTTGTCGGTCTTCCGGTTATAATATTCTTCACGGTACAACAGAATAACCTTGTCGGCATCTTCTTCGAAACTACCAGATTCCCGAAGGTCTGACAGGATAGGTATTGGTGGCTTACGCTTTTCAACCTCCCTTGAAAGCTGGCACAAAGTAAGGGTTGGAACATTCAGTCTTTTCCCAAGGGCTTTAATGCTTTTGCTTATTTCAGACAAATACTCATGCCGATTATTTGCCTTCGTGTGGTTCTTTACAAGCCCAACATGGTCTATGATTATTAATTTAACGCCTTCGTTTTTAACGTAACTTTCCGACTTGTTTTCTATCTGTGAAACGCTTATTGCTGCGGTATCATCGATGAATATTGGAGCATCTGAAACCGCCGTTGCATGTTGCCCAATAGCAACAAGAGATTGCTTGTTTTTAGCCTCAACGCTATCCATTGATACACCGGCTTCGCTCGTTATTATTCTTCCGCAGATAATATCTTTTGAGGTTTCTATTGAAAATATTAAAACCGGTATAGAGTTTTTGATTGAACATTCTCTGGCAATTTGAAGGGCGAGGAGTGTCTTTCCCATGGATGGTCTTGCGGCAAGAATGATCATCTCTCCAGGGGCAAATCCAGAGATCATTTTATCAACATCAGTAAGGCCGGTTTTTATTTTCCCCCCGCCATCCGGAGAACTGAGGTTGCTAAAATATCTTGGCAATATTTCTGACATGGACTCAGGCTTTGAGCTATACGATATGGTAGAGGAAATGCCAGCAATGGCTTTTTCAACGATTTCGCTTGACGACTTATCGTAATTACTGTACGCTGATTCGGTTGCTTCAGAAGACGACGTTATTATTTTCCTTCTCTCGTACCGGTCCCTCAAAACCTCAAGTTCTGCAACGACATTCGTTCCGGAAAAGTGCTCGGTTTGAATCTCAAGTATTTCGCCCTTATTCTTCGGGAACTTCTCAACAATGATTTTTGCATCAGTACAATTTGCTGACAGCATGAACGATACAATGTTTTTGTGTAAACTTGAATAAAAGTATTCTGGGTTTACCATGTAAGCATAGGCAATCCATTTTTTATTCGACATCATAAACGTCGATATTACACCTTTTTCGATGTCTGGACACGATGGTAACATCATTTTGCCCATACTAAATATCCTCCGCCCCATAAAGGTCATCAAGCGCTTGCGAGCCAGACATTTGAGTGGATGCTTTCTCATTTACATACGATTCAAACTTCTCTGGAGCAAACAGCGTTATAGGGCGAAGATACTGCGCCATTTTCGGATCGTGCCCCCAAGCTTTTACCTTGTTGTCGATGACCTTCTTAAGGTCGTCAAAGGTATACCCTTCAGATAGCCTCCCAGAGATAAATTTTGTGGCTGCCTTGCTCGAAGACTTATATGAGGTTTCGGCTTTCAAATTAAAATAGTCAATTACTTTTTTAATCTCTTGAGAGAACTGTTCTATATTTGACTGTCTCGCTACGGCTTTGGGCTTTTTAGGCTCAAGCACAGGCACAATTTTGGGAGTGTTTTCTTTTGGTTCCTGCTGAAGCATTTCTTTCGTTTTGATAGGTAGGCCATACTTCTCGCATAATGCGACCACGGCTCGGTGGGGATGGCATGTCTCAGTTAAAATGCCATACTGAAATTCAATGAACTTTCTCAACCATATTCTTCCGCAAGCAAGTGGAACAATTCGATCATCGGTGAAAACAACAAGGTCATCCGCCGTTATCTCTTCACCTATCTGCAAACTTACCTGCTCGAAATCAATATCGGGATCGATCGTGCCGGCGTTATCGCAGTGGGTAAACAACCAATCCCAGAGGCACTTATGCGTTGGCGACAATTGCCGATACCATCGGTCTTCGTACTTTTCTCTTGAGGTAAATCTTTTCATGGCAGAAAGCCTTAGAGCCAGAACCGCCTCAGTGAACGGCGGAACACTCGAGGAGCGAATCAGGGCGACTCGCCTTTACGGTTCTGGGCTTAATTTTGTGTTACGCCGTTTACTTCTCATTTTCGAATAGTCTGCAGAACCTGTGTGCCAGTTTCGCCCGCTGCCAAGTGATCGTCGATCGACGGGGTCGGGTGCTCTCCAGCGTACTGCTGGCATAATCACCAGCCGATGCACACGTATTCCACGGATTATTATGGATTCCAAAACCTGAACGCGTTCCCTTTTCCAACATGCTTCATGCGGATTTTACTCTTTCGGTATGCTCTCATATCATTCTCCTTTGTTCCAATTGCTGAACAGTCAGGGTGATGGGATGGTTAGGCTTTCTTTTTAGAACATCACCGTATGCTTTTATCACGGTTATTATTGGCGTTGGTGTTTTTAGCATTATCAACTCCTTACTTCTCTTTTGTTATTGGTTATTTCCGTACTGCTCCCAGAACTCATCAAAACCGGCTTCTCCAGGAGCGGGAAGATACACCCCTTGCTCCATCATAAAAGCCTTTACCTTATCAAGGAAGTCTGTGAACTCTTTGGTATTGAGCTTGGTCGTCGATTGAACGATAGGTATTTCCTCGTCATAAATGTCATGGCATGTCCACGACAGCAACTTCCTTTTGAAAAACTCGTGCATGGCATCATGGTCATTCCCGGTATCGGACTCGATCATGTTCAGATAGGCATGGTAAAGCCGGTTCTGCTTCAATGAGCGTTTTTGGCGGTGAACCTTGAACTCCGCGACAAATTTCTTCTTGCCTTCCAGCTTGAACTCGCTGATCACATGGATAAAAACGTCTCGGTGTGCCGGGGTTGAGATCATCATTTTCATGGAGTCACCGGTGGGAAAAGGTTCCCCGGGAGCCTATCGAAACAGACTCCCGGGTAGTTATGTCAATACTGATCGTCTGAGAACCCAGGGTCATCGCCCTGACTGTCATTACCAGAGTTTCCGTTTGTATTCTCGCTACGTTTCTCGATCGTGATGTCATCAGCGAAATTCACCACGATCTCAGTCTTGTACTTCTTGTTCCCGTCCTTGTCATCCCACGACCGGTTGATGATTTCTCCGTGAAGCATGACACGATCGCCCTTAAAAAGGTTTTTCACCTTTTCAGCCGCCTTGCCCCAGCACACGATATTGTGCCACTCGGTCCTCCACTTGTCTTCTTTCTTGGCTCCGGGCTTGCTCGTGGCCATCGAGAAACTCGAGACAGCCTTCCCCGAAGATGTAAACCTGTGATCCGGGTCCTTCCCAACATTACCCCTGATAAAAACGTCGTTTCCGTAAGCCATCATTTCCTCCAAAAAAAGAGTTTGAGTGTTTGGCAAAATATCGTGGGGTTCGACTATTACGCCATCCACGGGAGCGACCCGTAGCCCCCACGATTTTTAGTTTTCCCCGGGCTCCCGCTGCTGACCTTCCTGCCAGTTTGTTATTCCGTCAGGAGTTTCCACGATCACGTCAATGATGGACTGGTACTGATTGTTCTTGATATACTGAGCCGACTCAATGCCGAAGTTTGCCTTCAGCCATATTTTCCACTGCTTCGGTGGAATCTTTTTCTTCTTCAGAGACCCGCGGATGTGCTCAAACTTGGTCATGTCGATATTGCCATCTTCAAGCTGCTGGTTCACGCCCTTGGTCGTCGGAACTGGATCGTGAAGGGAACCGCGGCACTCCGGAGGAATCGGGTTGTCATCAACCGGTAATGCTCCTTGAGTCGGCTGCTGGGCCGGCTGAGCTGGCTGGGAAGCTCCCTGAGCCGGTTGCGCGGGTTGCTGAGGCTGCTGTGCTGGCTTGGCCGGCTGGGAAGCCGCCTGAACCGGTTTCTTGCCGCTGTCGGCGTTCTCAGGCACCTCCCGGTACTTTGCCCCGTCCCAGAGGCCGGCGTAGATGTCTGCGGCGACCCCGAGCATCTTGACGGCCCCTGAAATGGCATCGGTCAGGGCCATCTTGTACGCCTCGTCGTTGTTGTGAATCCCCGCGCTTTCTTTCGCGAGTAGCTTCGACCCGCCGATACCAGGAATCGGGGCAGACCAGTTTCCTTCATCTTTATCCAAAGGAACTTCAGAAAATTCGCCTCGGCGGACACAGACACTGACCTTGACGAAGATCATCTTCTCTCCGTTTGACCCGTCTCGCTCCCACATCTCATCGATTGAGAACTTCCATCC